GCAGAAATGGCATTTAGCATCGAACGAACATCCGTTGTTGCTAAGACCCGTGCATTGAAAGCAGAATACACAACTGAACTCGCACAAGACTTGAAAGCAGTTCACGGACTTGATGCAGAAACAGAACTTGCTAATATCCTCTCAACTGAAATCCTTGCGGAAATCAACCGAGAAGTTATCAGAAGTATCTACCGTGTTGCTAAACTTGGTTGTCAACAAAGTGACCTATACTACAAAGGTGCTGGCGTAACCAATGTTGGTTTGTCTGCTGGTGCAACTGTTGCTGATATCGGTGGTGTTTATGACCTCGATAAGGACTCAGACGGACGATGGAGTGCAGAACGATTCCGTGGTTTGATGTTCCAACTCGAAAGAGAATGCAACAAGATTGCTAAAGATACTCGTAGAGGTAAAGGTAACTTCGTTATCTGTACTTCAGATGTCGCTTCCGCACTTGCAATGAGTGGTTTCTTACAAATCTCTCCTGCAAAAGCAACCGACCTTGATGTTGATGACACAGGTAACACATTCGTTGGTACACTTAATGGTAAAATGAAAGTCTACATCGACCCATACTCAACATCGACTAACTATTGTTGTGTTGGATACAGAGGTTCTTCACCTTACGATGCAGGTTTATTCTACTGTCCATATGTTCCACTACAAATGGTTCGTGCGGTTGGAGAAAACGATTTCCAACCTCGTATCGGGTTTAAGACTCGTTACGGTATGGCTCAAAACCCATTCGTTGCAGATATGCTTGGTGCTGAAACATCATCGACAACATCGAATGACCTTGAACCAAGTGCAGCCGGAGCATTCCGTACTAACCAGTACTTCCGTATATTCAGAGTAGACGGACTACATGGTGGTGCCGCTGCCGCAGGAACTAGTTACCCGTAATCTAACGGATTATAAGGTACTAATCATAATAATGATTGAAGCAGGGGAGTCTTTCGGGACTCCCCTTTTTCTTTGTAAATGTAAAATTTTATAAATATAAACAAAGAACGAACCATTAAGGAGTTAATTATGTTTAACAAAGAAATATTCGCAAATTGGGCCCAACAGTATGGCCCCCCAGAAATTTTAGACGAGGAGTCACAACAAATGAATTTAAATGAACAACTACAACACGCATACAGTGCCGGTTACTATAGAGCATTGTATGAGCAACCAGTTGGCCCACCAGCGCCTCCGGCTCCTACAGAAGAACCGTTCGCCTCTGCGTTTGCACGCGCGAATTATCCCCAAGGTGGATACTGGGGAGCAGACGGTTTTTTCCACTGGAATGATTATACTTTTATAAATGGTGCATGGGCTGTTGGCAGCCCCGGTGGTGAAGACCCCGATGGCCCACATCCAGATCCCACGCGGGTTCGGGGTGGTGGCGGGATGTTCGGGAATGCCGGTCCAGGCAAGCAAGGCGGCATGCGTATAGAATAAACTCGTAAATAATAAACAGAAAGAATACTCCCCTTCGGGGGAGTTTTTTTATAAATACTAGTGGAGAACAATCATGACTACAGAACTTCCAGGACTAAGCCCGACGCTATCAACCGATATTACAACAAGGCAACCGTCTAATACAAACTATGTTTTAAACACAGGATTCTATTTTAATATATTTAGAATGCCTAATGTACAATATTTTTGTCAAGAGGCAAATCTTCCCGGCGTTAATGCGGGAGAGATTAGACAACCAACAAGATTTATAGATGTCAAACACCCAACCACCAAATTAAGATTTGATGAACTTAATGTATCTTTTATTGTAGATGAAGATTTAGGAAACTGGAGAGAGTGTTTTGACTGGTTAAAAAGTATAGTAAATATAGAAGATACTACAGATTTTCTAAGTCCAGAAGACCATTATTCTGATGCAACACTAACAATACTAAATAGTAATATGAGAGAAAATGTCAGGGTAAAATTTAAAAACTGCTTCCCAACAAATCTAACTGGTTTGCAGTTTTCAACAACCCCTTCGGATTCAGAAACACAAACAGCAACATTAACTTTAATGTTCGATTCGTATGAGGTAGAAAAAGTATGAAGTCTATAAAACAAATATTATCAGAAGCAAATTATATGATTGAATTATCAGAACAATCATCTAGTAATATTAATGATGAACTGGCGGCGAGGTTGGCAGCGGCAGAAGCGAGGATTGCAGAGTTGACCGCGGAAGAGGAGGATAGTTGGATAGATGATGAGCGCGCAAAACAAATTAATGCTCTCATTCAACAAACACTACAAGATGCTGATGCAAAAAGTAAGACAATTGGTCCTCCGAATCACAAAACTACTCCTACCTTTGAAATTGATATGAACAATGGTCTAGGAAAACTTCCTGATATGAACCTTGGATTTGATTTGGATTTAAACATTCCAGAAGATGAGCCTGTAAATGACATCGGTTGGGGTTTTGGTGAGAGTGACCCATACTATTTTGATTCAGATACTCCTTGGGGGGGTTAAGTCAATGACTAATGATTATTCAGATTTTGATTTTGGTTTTACCGCAGTAGATGCAGACGAACTGGAATATGGTACAGAGGTTGTAGAAACACAAACACCAGATATTGTTAATGAAGTTTCTGACGAACTTATATCTAAGATAGATGAATTAGAAGGAAAAATTAATTCGGTTTTATTGAAATTAGAACCGGGAGAAAGTGAAGACTTTTCTTTTCCTGATAACGAAAATTTATCTAGGATAGAAGAAAAAATTGATAAAATTGTATCTCTTGAAACAGACGAATTGGCCAAAATGTTTTCCGACCAAGGAAGTGATATTCGTGCAATAATTGACGAAGTAGAGGAAAGAAAATCAGAACTTGAAGAAGAATACACCACCAAACTAGATGAAGTGGAAAACCTCATTATGCCTCTTCTGTATAATCTTCTTAAAAATCCAGATAAAGAATACATACTATGGCCGAATAGAACAGAAGTTATACAAAAACAAATTGATAAGATTTTAAAAGTAACTAGAACTTGACTTTTGTTATATTTTTGATATAATTACTTTATGGAACTTAGTGAAATTAGAAACCTTGTGGCACAAGATATGTCTATTGATGATACGGAATTAGATGTGGCATCTATATCCATACCCCAATTACATAACAAATACCTTAATATATACCTTGATGAGAAATTGGTCTTGCAAAAATTGACCAGTGAATATAATATAATGAAAAGAATCAAATGGGAATATTATACTGGTAAACTCGACCGAGAACAGTTAGAGGAATATGGATGGGAGCCGTTTCGATTAAAAATCCTGAAACAAGACATAGACCTCTATATGGATTCTGATGAAGAATTGCAGAAACTGTCTAACAGAAAAGCATATCAAAAAGAAAAGATTAATTATCTTGATGCCATTTTAAAATCTATAAACAACAGACAATGGAATATTCGTAATGCAATCGAATGGAAAAAATTCATTAACGGGCAATGATGCAATGAGTAGAGTGTATTTAAGGCACTCATACCAATATGCTATGTCTTGCAGTAAAGACCCATCCACTCAACTTGGTGCTATTTTAGTAAAACCTCAGATGGGTGTAATTGCATGGGGTGTGAATGGATTACCAGATAGAATTAAAGATGAAGAAGATAGATGGCAATATCCCAAGAAAAGCATTTATATAGAACACGCTGAAAGAAATGTAATTTATAAATGTGCAGAGAGAGGGATAAACACTACAGGATTGACAATGTATTGTCCTTGGTTTTCTTGTGTGGAATGTGCAAGAGCAATTATACAATCTGGTATTGTTGCTGTCGTTGGACATAAAGAAATGTTTGAAGCCGTTAATGATAGATGGAAAGAAACTGTTGACCAAGGTATTTCACTTTTAAAGGAATCGGGTGTCGAGTGTAATATTTGGAGCGGCGAAATAGGAAGCGGCATCGAGATATTGGTAGATGGGGAAAAATTCACACCATAAATAATAGTGATGAATAAACTCACAATTATAGATGTGGATTCTGTCTACATTAAGATTGAATGTGAAAGAGGTATTGCCAAAGAATTATCTGACTTTTTTACATTCTCAGTACCTGGACATCAGTATATGCCGGCCTTTAAAAATAAAATATGGGACGGTCAAATTAAACTATACAACATATATTCTCAATTGATTTATAAGGGACTTTATGATTATATTATAAAGTTTGCTAAAGATAGAAACTATGATGTAGAAGAAACCACCAAAATAAAAAATGCCAATATTATAAAAAGGGAACATATTGAAAAATTTATAAATGAATATCTTGTTCCTTTTGCCGCTGGTGAATCTATAAAAGCACATGAACATCAGATAGATGCGGTAACATATGCAATAAACAATGACAGGGGTTTGCTTCTATCTCCAACTGGTTCTGGTAAAAGCCTTATCATATATGCTCTTATCAGATACTACTTGGACAAAATACCCAAAGATAAGAAGATTTTAATAATAGTCCCTACAACATCTCTGGTACAACAAATGTTCTCAGATTTTAAAGAGTATTCCATAAAAAATGGATGGGATGTAAACGGCAATTGCCATCGTGTGTTTGCTGGGAAAGATAAAATATCAAAAGAACGAGTTATAATATCCACTTGGCAAAGCATATATAAAATGAAAAAACAGTATTTTGATAATTT